TGCCCGTACATCCCTGTGCGTATGGTCCGACTCGACGGTGAAGACTATGGTCGCTCCTATGCTGAAGAGTATCTTGGTGACCTTAACTCACTGGAGACCATTACCGAGGCTATCACCAAGATGGCTAAGGTCGCTGCTAAAGTTGTAGGTCTTGTTAACCCGAACGGTATCACACAGCCACGTCGAATCAATAAGGCGGCAACTGGTGAGTTCGTGGCGGGTCGAATCGAAGACATCAACTTCCTGCAACTGACGAAGGGTCAGGACTTCACAATCGCTAAGTCTGTAGCCGATGCTATAGAGCAGCGTCTTGGGTGGGCCTTCCTTCTGAACAGTGCCGTCCAGCGTAATGCTGAGCGTGTTACTGCTGAAGAGATTCGTTATGTGGCCGGGGAGCTTGAAGCTACCCTTGGTGGTGTGTACTCCGTGCAGTCTCAGGAGATGCAACTACCTTTGGTCCGCGTACTGCTTAACCAGCTTCAGTCAGCCAACATGATTCCAGAACTCCCGAAAGAAGCTGTAGAACCTACAGTCTCAACCGGGCTTGAAGCTCTGGGCCGTGGGCAGGACCTTGAGAAGCTGACCCAAGCAGTTAGCATGATGACTGGCCTACAACCACTGGCTCAAGACCCTGACATCAACTTGCCTACCTTGAAGCTGCGACTGTTGAACGCCTTGGGCATCGACACAGCAGGCCTCCTCCTCACTCAGGACGAGAAGATTCAGCGCATGGCTGAGCAAGGGTCTCAACAGGCAGTCGTTCAGGCGGCTGGGGCTGCGGGAGCTAACGCTGGTGCTGCTGTTGGTGCTGCTACTGGCGAGGACATGGCACAGGTTTAACCCTCACTATAGGAACAACGGATGAAAGCGGTGTAGCACCTCAAGTAGTCCGTAACCTATTATCAACTTAAAGGAGAGACTTAATGTCCCAATCAGTTTACGCAGAGTTTGGCGTGAGTTCTAACGCTATCACTGGTTCAGTGGAGGACCTGAACGAACACCAGAAGTCCATGCTTGAGCAGGACGTTGCAGTCCGCGATGGCGATGACGCTATCACCTTCAAGCAACTGGAAGCCGAGAACGAAGTGGCTACCGAAGAAGACGAAAACGTCGAAGAGGATGAAGGTGACGATACTGAAGGTAACGACGATGAGTCTGATACCGAAGGTGATGACCAAGAGTTTGTCGAACTGGGTGAAACTCCTAAAGAGCTGACAGAAAGTGTCACCGCTCTGAACGACAACGAAGCTGCATTCGACGACATGGTGTCTGCTGCTGTTGAAGCTGGTAAGGTTACCGCTGACGACATTACCTCTATCAAGGCGGAATACGCCTCGAAGGGTGAGCTGTCTGAAGCATCCTACGCTAAGCTGGCAGAAGCCGGCTACACCAAGCGTTTCGTCGATTCGTTCATCCGTGGTCAGGAAGCTATGGCCGAGCAGTACGCTGCTGGTGTGGTTCGCTACGCTGGCGGTGCTGAGCAGTTCAACCGCATCCTGTCTCACCTTGAGGCAAACGACAAGTCGACCCGCGAAGCCCTTGAGTCAGCTATCATCCGTAAGGACTTGGCGACCACTAAGGCCATCCTGAATCTGGCTGGTCGTAACATGGGCAAGGCTAAAGGTGTACCTCCGGTCCGCACCATTACCACTCAAGGTAAACCAGTGGTCGCCAAACAGACAGTAGCTGCTGAAGGCTATGCGTCCAAGGCCGACATGGTGAAAGCTATGAGCGACCCTCGTTATCTGCGCGACGATGCTTACACTAAGCAGGTCCGAGCGATGGTAGCGGTAAGTAAGCTGTAATAAACCCTCACTATAGGGAGACCATTCAGCCCACGACAAAAGGTTGTGACTCAAAGTGGCTCCCTGTTACTTCAGTTCATACGGATTGAGCACACAGTAAGTAATAAACTTTATCTTTCAATTGCATAGGAGATTTAAAATATGGCTAACACTCCCGGTCAGAAAATCGGTACAGACCAAGGTAAAGGCAAGTCAGGTTCTGACGCACTAGCTCTGTTCCTGAAAGTATTCGCTGGTGAAGTCCTGACCGCGTTTACCCGTCGTTCCGTGACCGCTGACAAACATATTGTCCGCACCATCCAGAACGGTAAGTCCGCACAGTTCCCTGTAATGGGTCGCACCTCTGGTGTTTATCTGGCTCCGGGCGAGCGCCTGTCCGATAAGCGTAAGGGTATCAAACATACCGAAAAGGTAATCACCATTGACGGTCTGCTGACTGCTGACGTGATGATTTTCGATATCGAAGACGCTATGAACCACTACGATGTGGCGGGCGAATACTCCAACCAGCTTGGTGAAGCTCTGGCTATCGCTGCCGATGGCGCGGTAATGGCTGAAATGGCTATCCTGTGCAACCTGCCAGCAGCATCTGACGAGAACATCGCAGGTCTGGGCAAGGCGTCTGTTCTGGAAGTCGGCCTGAAAGCTGACCTGAACACTCCGGCTAAACTGGGTGAAGCGATTATCGGTCAACTGACCATCGCTCGTGCGAAGCTGACCACCAACTATGTACCTGCTGGTGACCGTTACTTCTACACCACTCCAGACAACTACTCCGCGATTCTGGCGGCTCTGATGCCTAACGCTGCAAACTACGCTGCGCTGATTGACCCTGAAACGGGCAACATCCGTAACGTGATGGGCTTCGTTGTGGTTGAAGTCCCACACCTGACCGCTGGTGGTGCTGGTGAAACTCGTGGTGACGACGGCATCTCTATCGCATCCGGTCAGAAACACGCGTTCCCTGCGACCTCTAGCTCTACCGTTAAGGTTGCGCTGGACAACGTAGTGGGCCTGTTCTCTCACCGTTCAGCGGTTGGTACTGTTAAGCTGCGTGATTTGGCGCTGGAACGTGACCGTGACGTCGATGCTCAGGGTGACCTGATTGTCGGTAAGTACGCGATGGGCCACGGTGGTCTGCGTCCAGAAGCTGCTGGTGCTCTGGTTTTCAAAGCGGCGTCAGCGGGTTAACGACCTTTAAGGCCCTCTCTACTGAGGGTCCTACTATAGAGACTTATAGTTCTACTGTAGGGTCAAGCTTGAAGGTTGAACTTACCGAGCTAGCAGACGTAACCGACTGGTCCCTGCTTGAGGTAACGACACCTGAGGGTGTAAGCTACTCCCGTAGAACCAACAGTCTCTACTTCAAGGCCACTACTGGCGTGGAGGGTATAGTGACTGTAGGGTATGATGGCTCGCTCGTGCGGTCCTTCAATGTAACTTTCACAAACTAATAGAAACCCCTTGGGTGCCTTCGGGTGCTTGAGGGGTTTTTTGCTTAAGGAGAGACACATGGCTGAATACGTACCGCTCAATACTGACGAGTACCTTGACGCTGTAAACGATATGTTGGGAGCTATCGGTGAGCCAGCAATGCTATCGCTTGACGATGGTAACGCTGACGCCTCCAATGCTCAACGTATCCTGACCCGAGTTAACCGTCAGGTTCAAGCTAAGGGTTGGAACTTTAACATCAACGGGGCTGCGGTCCTGACGCCTGACTTGCAGACCAATACCATCCGGTATCTACCGACCTACCTGCGAGTCATGACTGAGGGTGCTGCCAGTACCTACAGTAACATGGGTGGGGTCCTGTATGACCTATCCACACAGTCGACCACATTCACTGAGGCTATCACCGTGGAGCTGGTTGAGCTGAAGCCATTCTCTGAGATGCCATCAGTCTTCCGCGACTACATCGTCACTAAGGCAAGCCGAGAGTTCAACGCTAAGTTCTTCGGGTCCCCTGAATCAGAGGCGTACCTTCGGGAGCAAGAGGCTGAACTATATCAGCAGGTAATGGAGTACGAGATGGACACCGGGCGCTACAACATGATGGATTCCATCGGTCGAGACTAATAGGAGGTGATATGCCACTTTATACTCAAAGCATTAAGAACCTGAAGGGTGGCATTAGCCAACAGCCTGACATCCTCCGGTTCCAAGACCAAGGGGCTGCGCAGGTTAACGGCTGGTCCTCCGAAAGTGATGGCCTACAGAAGCGACCACCTACAGTCTGGGTTAAGCGTCTGACCAACACGCTGCCAGATAACTGTAAGTTCCACCTGATTAACCGGGATGAGTTCGAACAGTATTACGCGGTCTTCACCGGGACAGGACTTCGAGTCTTTGACCTGAAGGGTGTTGAGCAGACGGTCACAGGCGATATGTCCTACGTACAGTCCTCAAAACCTCGTGAAGACTTCCGTATCTCCACGGTAGCTGACTACACGTTCGTTGTTAACCGCAACACTGTGGTGACGAAAGGGACGACCACCAGCCACCCCGGGTACAACTCAAAGACCCGCGCTCTGATTAACCTTAGAGGTGGACAGTATGGCAGGACTTTGCGTATCACCATCAACGGCGGTAAGCAGACGATGTACAAGCTGCCTAACGGGAGCAACGCAGAGACTGACCCACCACTGGTAGATGCCCAGAACATCGGGGCCAAACTGGTAGAGCTGCTGACGGCTGACTATCCGACAGGGTGGTCGTTCACCTTAGGGTCTGGATACATCGTCATTACGTCGACCACAGGCGCAGAGATTACGTCAGTGGAGACCGAAGACGGTTATGCCAACCAGCTCATCAACGCAGTTCTGGACACCGTTCAGACCGTGGCTAAACTACCTCTGGCAGCACCGGACGGTTACATCATCCGTATCCAAGGTGAGACCAATAGTAGCGCCGATGAATACTTTGTGCGCTACGATGCGTCAAAGAAAATCTGGCGTGAGACCATTCAGCCCGGTCAGGTCTTAGGGTTCAACGCTGCAACGATGCCCCATGCTCTGGTGCGCCAAGCTGATGGGACTTTCAGTTTCCAGACGCTGAACTGGTCAGAGCGTGGAGCAGGTAACGATGACACCAACCCGATGCCGAGCTTTGTCGACAACAAGATTAACGATGTGTTCTTCTACCGTAACCGATTAGGGTTCCTGTCAGGAGAGAACTTCATCTTGTCCCGGTCTGCTGGGTACTTTGCGTTCTTCCCTAAATCGGTAGCGACCCTGAGTGACGATGACCCAATCGACTTGGCTGTGAGTCACCCACGTATCTCCATCCTGAAGTATGCCGTACCGTTCGCTGAACAGTTGCTGCTATGGTCGGATGAGGTTCAGTTTGTGGTAACCAGCTCTGGAGTCCTTACCGCAAAGTCTATCCAGTTGGATACCAGCTCTGAGTTCTCTGTGAGTGATGACGCCAAGCCGTATACCATCGGTCGCTCTGTGTTCTTCTCTGCGCCTCGTGGCTCGTTCACCAGCATTAACCGTTACTTTGCGGTGGCTGATGTTACGGACGTCAAGGATGCGGATGACACCACAGGTCACGTTCTGTCGTACATCCCGAACGGAGTGTTCGATACCCAAGGTTCCGGGACTGAGAACTTCATCTCTGTGTTGACCTCAGGTGCTCCAAACAAACTGTTCATCTACAAGTTCCTGTTCAAGGACGGAGTGCAGCTTCAGGCATCTTGGAGCCACTGGGAGTTCGCTGAAGGTAGCCGTATTCTGGCAGCTTCGACCATCGGGTCTACCGTGTATATCGTCCGTAAGCACGCCTATGGTGTGGACCTCGAGACCCTGACATTCATCAAGGAGTCGGTTGACATCTTCGGTGAGCCGTATCGTATCCATGTTGACGGGAAGACATCTATGGTCATCTCACACAACATCTACGATGAGAACCAGAACACCTCAATGGTGGACATCGGGCCAGCCTATGGCAGCGTGCCTCCACCAGCAGGTCAGTACATCATGGTCGATATTGCCGGGAACTATGTGTACCTCCCTGAGACAGACTGGACGAAGACCACGGTGGTCACCTTGAGTGGGAACTGGGCAGGACGTACAGTCTTCATCGGTCGTGTCTTCAAGTTCACCTATCAGTTCTCACGGTTCCTCATTAAGCACGAGGACCAGAACGGGACTGTTACGGAAGACTCTGGTCGCTTGCAGTTGCGTCGAGCTTGGGTTAACTATCAGGATACAGGGGCGCTGACCATGAAGGTGATTAACCGCTACCGTGAGTTCCTGAACACCCTGAACGGCGTTAAGCTTGGTGAGCAGATGGTAGGACGTGTGAACATTGGGGACGGTCAGTATCGCTTCCCGATGAATGGCGATGCTACGCAGACTACGCTCATCCTTGAGTCCGACTATCCGACCCCAGTGTCTATCGTTGGGTGCGGCTGGGAAGCCTCATATGCCCGTAAGGCTGCAAGTATCTAACTTATTGATGGGCCTATAGAAATATTTAACACTCACTATAGGGACTATAGGCCCTTTAAGTTATAGGAGACTTTATGTATATTCGTAAGGCATCTATTCAGGATGTATCACGGTTCATGCCCACCATTGAGGACGTTAACGAGTTCAAGGCCAATAACCCTAACAGAGACCTTATGGATGTGCTTACTAGCCACCTAACGGAGTCATCTGTGGTTTTAATGGATGGACCAAATGTCCTCGCTTATGGTGGTAATCAAGGGGACTGCGTGTGGTTTCTCACAGACCACAGGTCGCTTTTTCTGACAGGACCACAGCGTTATGAGTTCTACGAGCACATAGTCGCATACAGGGACTTTATGTTAGACCAGTATCCTGTCATCTGGAATTACGTCTGGTCAGGCAACAAGTCTCACATCAAGCTCTTGAAGCGTCTGGGCGCTAAGTTCCACGATGAGTGGACCACTAGTCCAGTGACAGGAGAACGGTTCCAATTATTCACTATCTCCAAGGAGGACGTATGTGCGAACCAGTAAGTATCGGCATGGGTGTCCTTGCAGTATCAGGAGCCGCTATGTCAGCTTCATCCCAAGCTAAGGCCGAAGGTGCAGCAATCGACGCTCAGAACCGTCAGGCGCAGGAAATGGTCAAGCAGATGAACTACTCTGACGCCAACCTGAAGATGCAAGAGCGTGACCTTAAGGAACAGCAGGTCGCTGAGCTGACAGAGACAACTCTCAACGGTATCCGAAATCAGGGTATGGTCAGGGCTGCTGTGGCAGAGTCAGGACTTGAAGGGAACTCAATGGACCGCATTGAGCGCTCAGTCGAAGGAGACACAGTTAAAGAGCGTGCAGGAATCACCGAGAGTTACAACCGCGACTACGCGGCTATCTTCGGGAACCGCATCGCTAACATTGAGAACACGAAGTCCGCTGTTCGTGGTCAAGGTAAGATTATGACCACAAGTCCACTGGCTCACGCACTCAATGTCACCTCTGCTGGTATGCAGGGCTACGCTATGGGTAGCTCCTTGTCGAAAGCTATGTCTTCGACTCAAGGTGCAGCACCTATCAGTGCAGCTAAAGGTACACCAACAGGTCACAAATAACAGGAGGACCAATGGCAAGTAACGTAGAATCGGCATTAGCCAACCGCACTATTGGTCGTGGACGTGCTCCCGGCAAGTCAATCAGTGTGGACTATCAGGCCGCTAACGTCCAAGGACAGACAGGCGACTCAGGGTTAGCCCGAGCGTTCACCAACTTCGTAGAGTCTGGCACTGGAATGTACAAGCAGTTCGTGGAAACAGCTAAGGACAAGGCTGACGAGCGGTCGAACGAAATCATCCGTAAGCTGACCCCACAACAGCGCCGTGAGGCCATCCAGAATGGGACCCTGTTGTATCAGGACGACCCATACGCTATGGAAGCACTTCGAGTCAAGACTGGTCGCAACGCTGCCTTTGCGGTAGACGATGAGATTAACATCAAGATTCAGAACGGTGAGTTCCGTACACGTCAGGACATGGAGGAGTACCGTCATCAGCGACTTCAGGATGCCGCACAGTCCTATGCTGAAGAGGCAGGGATTAACCCGGCTGATGAGAACTTCCAGAAGGGCTTTAACGATAACATCACAGACCGTAACGTAGCCATCTATGGTGCGTTCAATAAGTATTTCAGTAAGCAGTCAGAAAACACTGCGATGTTGAATACCCGTGTCGAGATGAACTCGTTCCTGAATGATGGCGACCTGATGCGCTCACCGGAGGCCGGGAAGTCCTTCATGGCTTATCTGCGTGATGGGCTGACCACTGCTGCCATCCCGTCCGACCAGAGGGCTGTCGAAGTCATCACCCAGACAGTCCGTGATGCAATCCAGAAGTCTGGCGGCTCCAACTTCCTGCAACAGGTCCGAGGCGAACGTATCACCCTAAACGGTGTGGACGCTACGGTCGAGGAGATTGTAGGACCTGAGGTCTTCAACGCTGCAATGGTCGAAGCTCAAGGTACTGAGTATAAGTTGGTGGCTAAGTATCAGGAAGACCTCTCGTTGGGCGTTCAGTCAGCTATGCTTCAGGATGACCCGACTATCGGTCTGGCTCAAATCCAGAAACTCAAAGCTCAGAACAACCAGCTTCAGCCAGGCGAAGAGTTAACACCTCAACGTCAGATGCTCATTAACGCGGAAGCTAGTCTTCTGGAAGCTGTTAAGCGTAAGTCAGCAGAGACCGCGAAAGAGAACACTAAGTTAATCCAGACGCAGAACAAGCAACTGGTCATCGACGAAGTGTATCAGCGCCGTCTGGCCGGCGAGAACGTATCCACGAACTATGAGGACCTCCCGGTCACCACAGCTACTGGTGAGTTCAAGCGTTCAGACATGAACAACTACGCTATGGGCAAGCTTCAGCAGATTGACAATATGGATATCCCTGAGGCCGCTAAGGATGCACAGAAGGTAGCGCTTCTGAGGGCTGATACGACTAACGGCCCATTCCGTAACGCGTATAAGACGCTGACTGAAGATGCTGCTGGAGAGTGGCAAGCTGCTGTCATCCGTGGTCAGTACGACACCGATAAGATGAAGCGCTTTGAGTCCCTCCGTAAGGCGTACACTCAGGACCCTTCGAGCTTTGCCGCATTGTATCCAGACCAAGCTGCCCTGTTCACCACGTTCGACCAGATGGACAAGATGGGTCTGGACCCTCAGACGATGATTGAGGCTGATAAACAGGCCGCAAGTCAATCCCGTGAGATGCGCATTGAGTCTGACAAAGCGTGGCAGGAGCTGAAGAATGACTCGAAGAATAAGGACTTATCGCGCCTCCCTACGAGTCTGGACGCTAGTGCCCGTAAGGTCTGGGACTCTTGGTACTACCGCACAGGTAACGCTGACGCTGCTACGCAGAACACCCAGAAGTGGCTTAACGAGAACACCGTGACTTTCAATTCGGACCAACAGGATGGAAAGGCTATCGGCATGGTCTCTAAGCAGCAGCTTATGATTGGTGACAACCCTGAGTCTTGGCAGGTAGGTCGTGACATTATCGACACGGCCCGTCAGCAGCTCATCAAGACAAACCCTTGGGTCGTGAACTCCCAGCTCTCAGTTGTGGAACAGAACGGCTCAGTCTTCCTTCAGGATGCTACCGGGACAATCCGTATCAAGTACGATAAGGATGTTGTTGGTAAGCTCTACCGTGAACAGCAGAAACAAGCTGAAGACAAGGCGCTCAAAGAAGCAGAACGTAAAGCTAACCAGCGTGCTCGTATCGTCGATACTAAAGCGCAGGGCGATAAACGTCGAGCTGACCGAGAGGCCAACGTCCAGAAGCGTGGTGGGCTGTACGGTGATATATCACTGGAGGGAATCGCTAACACATTAATCGGTAAGGAGTAACATATGGCATCCCGTGGAGTTCGTAATAATAACCCCGGCAACATCCGCAAGTCCAAGGACCAGTGGGAAGGAGCTACAGGTGATGACGGAGAGTTTGTGACTTTCGACTCTCCAGAGTCCGGCGCACGAGCTATGGCTAAGAACCTGATGTCCTATGGGCGTCAAGGCTATGACTCAATCGAAAAGATTCTCAACCGTTATGCGCCACCTAGCGAGAACGACACACAGTCATACATTGACTCAATCGTTGCTGCTACTGGCATCCCGGCTACCCAGAGTCTTGACCTGAACGACCCTGACACTCTGGTAACCTTGAGTCAGGCTATGAGCTTCCACGAGACAGGCCATCGTTATGACCCTTCGGTCTTCCAACAGGGTGTGTCCAGAGCTACAAACGGTATCACCCCAAAGACTCCACCAGTAAGCGCTGACGTATTTGCAGCACTCACAGAGGGCCTGAAGTCAAAACCTTCGGTCGCCCTTGGTGAGAACCTTCCGGGCATTACTGGTTTGAACGTGGAAGGTCAGAACCCAGAAGCTCCTAACAAATCTTTCGGTGAGACCTTCTATAAGGCCACCGGGGAGACCTTGGACCAACGGGCTGACCGCTCGACTTGGTTCGGGTTCGGTGGCGCGGCAGAGGCAGAGGTTAAGAACTCTCTCGTAGGGGTGGCTATCCGTGCAGGTCAGACTGAGAATTCGCTGGATGTTATCGGTGACGTCTTCAATCCGACCCGCTGGAACACCCATAAATGGACACGAGATGAGTTAGACCAGATTCGTAAAGCTGGAGTCCTCCCGCAATACTATGGAGTCATTACTGGCGGCTCCCCAAAGAACCTGAACGAGCTGATTAACTTGGCGCTGGAGAACCAGAAGTTAGACGCTGAGAAGATGAAAGCTGGCACTGGTGCTCAACTGGCTGCTGGTGTCATCGGTGCTGGTGTCGACCCGCTGTCTTACGTCCCTATCGCTGGACAGGTAGGTAAGGGCGGTAAGCTGGTCAACAAGATGTTCACCGTGGCTGCACAAACTGGTGCTCTGGCAGGCGTGTCTGAGATGGCGCGTACCTCAGTAGCGGGTGGTGATGCTCACATTGCAGAGGCCATCATGGGCGGCGCCCTGTTCGGTGGAGGCATGACTGCTATCGGTGACGCTTTAGGTAAGGCTTTAGGTAAATCTACCAATGAGTTCGCTGGTCCTGCTACCCGTCTGGAAGCCCGTGAGACTGCCCGTAATACCGATGGTCAGGACCTATCGCGTTTACCTATCTCTGATGGCGAGCAGACTTTCAGTCACCAGAACGTTAAGTTTGCTGACGTCCCGAATGAGCCTACCAGTGCTCGCATGGAAGACGGGTCAATCCTTAGCGGTGAGAACCCGCTGAACCCTAAGACACGCCAAGCCTTTGACGAGGTGATTGAGCCTGAGCGTGCTGCTGCTGGTGTTAATCTGGGAGGACTAACTGAGATTGGCTTACGCCTGCTTCGGTCTGAGAACCCAGAGATTCGAGGCATTGCGGCAGACTTAGTGCGTTCGCCTACAGGCATGGAGTCAGGTGCGTCAGGTAAGATTGGGACCACAGCGTCTGACGTATTCGAGCGGCTTCGTGCAGTAGACCACAGGTTCTACAACGATATCGACGATGCAGTCCGTGAAGCCCTTGACGACCCGTTGCATAGTCTTAAGTTTTGGCGTGACCGCTCAGCTCAGAGACAGGATGTCTATCAACGCGTGGCACTAGCCATTGAGGACGGTAGTGGAAACCTGAAGTCTGAGCTGACGGCTGGGGAACTGAAGGTCTATGACCTGCTGAAGAACCAGTTTGACACAAAGCGTGAGATGATGGAGAACCCGTCGATGTTTGGTCGAGTGGACGCACAGTCTATCTTTCCCGGCAGCCGATTCAAAGGAACTTACGTCCCACACGTCTATAGTAACCAAATGAAGCAGCTCTATATCAATCAGCTTGGAGGGCCAGAGGGACTACAGGAGGCAATCAAGCAGTCGTGGTTGACAAGCTATGCGTCACGTCCTGATGTAAAAGCCCGTGTTGATGAGTACTTGAAGGAGGTGCATAAGGACGTATTTGATAAAGCCTCAGCTGATGCAAAGCTTGCGGCAGATACTGAGAACTTCCTGAGAAGCAACGAGTCTAGTGTACCGAAGATGCCGGACACCTTAGTAACCTCAGGCAACCAAGCAGGGGTACAGAAGGTGTCTAATGGTGTTGTAGAGGGTGACTATATGAGCGGTCGTCGAGACTACTCAGGAGAAACCCCTTACATGGTCGACGGAGACTTTGTGTATTACACAGCTAAGACAGGAAGCGGGGATGAGTTTTCTGTAGATGTATTCACTAAATCTGGCGAGCACGCTGGTGGAGTGGACTTCGCTAAACGTGTGGGCGATGAGTGGCAGAACCCGAGCTTGGAGGTGAACGAGAAGTTCAGACGTAAGGGGATAGCCACAAAGATGTACAACATCGCTGAGTCAGAAAGCCCTGACTACGTGTATAGAGGCTCTGACCCTGAGGTTGGCGGTGTGCGCACACCGGACGGACAAGCTTTTCGTGCAGCATACGACTCCAGACCTCCAGTAGGAGTTCAGCGTCAGGAGTTCACCTCTCAGAGGCCGTTAGTGGTCCCTACAGTTGACGAGGAGTCAATACTTAAAGGTCTGGTCGATAAATATGCCAACGACAAGGCTTACGGTATTTCTCACACTGACCAGTTCGAACGCTCGTCTGTAATGGAAGAGAACATCAACGGTCTGGTAGGTCTGGAGAACAATAACTTCCTTGAGGCTCGTAACCTGTTTGATAGCGATATGGCAATCAAGCTCCCAAATGGTGAAGACTTCAGCGTCAATAGTCTGCGTGAGTGGGACATGGACAAGATTGTTCCGGCGTACAACCGTCGAGTCAATGGGGATATCTCCATCATGGCTGGGACCGGGAAAACGACCAAGGATGTGAAGGACATGGTTGAGACCCTGATGAACCGTGCGGGTGATGACGGCAAGCTGAAGGGTGAGGTGTCGACTTTACGTGATACACTCAAGGTCCTGACCGGACGTGCTCGACGTGATGGTGCAGACGATGCAGCCTTTGCCACTGTGATGCGGACCATGACTGACCTGTCGTTCTTCGCCAAGAATGCCTACATGGGCGTTCAGAACCTGACGGAGATAGGTAGTCTGTTAGCTCGTGGTAACGTCCGTGCGATGATGCATGGGATTCCTATGTTCAGGGACCTGGCGTTCCGTAACAAGAAGGTTGGAGCCTCTGAGATTAAGGAGCTGCACAACATCGTCTTCGGTAAGGAACTGGATGACTCCATCCGCCCAAGCAAACAGGACGTCATTGACCGTCTGCGTGCCTACAGTGACATGGGTAACTTCGGGTCTACAGCTTTAGGAACCGCTAAGTATTACACTGGCGAACTGGCTGTGCGCTCACCATTCACTAAGGTTCTGAACGGTACGACTAACTATCTGCTGGACGCTGGACGTCAAGGCTTCCTGTCTGACATCGTGGAGCATAGCCTGACCGGGAGTAAGCGTAAGTTCGATGACCGCTGGCTGAAGACTGCGAGTATCTCACCGGAACAATGGAAGGGCATTAAGTCTCTCATCCGTGAGTCAGTGACTCGTGGTCCAGACGGGAAGTACACCATCAAGGATAAGAAGGCGTTCAGTCAGGACCCTCGAGCTATGGACCTGTGGCGTATGGGCGACCTCATCGCTGATGAGACACTGCTGCGTCCCCACAAGCTGAGCAACATGGATGCTAAGGCTTATGGCCCTCTGGCTAAGACCGTGCTTCAGTTCAAGAACTTCGTTATCAAATCCATCAACGGTAGAACCATGCGTCTGTACTACAACGCCACTAAGAACAACCGAGCTATCGACACTGCGCTTGCGGTGACGGCCTCAATGGGACTTAGCGGTCTGTACTACATGGCTCAGGCTCACATCAAGGCATACGCTATGCAGGACGGTCGTGACCGCGACTACCTGAAGCAAGCCCTTGACCCAGCGATGATTGGCTATGCGGCTCTGTCCCGTAGCTCCCACGTTGGTGGTCCTCTTGGGGTCGCTAACATTCTGGGTGGTATCGCAGGTTTCGAAGACACGAAGATGCTCCGCTCGTCCATCCTCCCGCGTTCACCCACAGAGAAACCTGACAGTGCAGTGACCTATGGTGCTGCCACCAGCGACCCTGTGATGAATGTGGTCGGTAACTTCCTTGAGCAGGTCCCGGCTTTCGGCTACGCGGCTAACGTTGGTGCTTCGGCATACAACCTTGCTGGATACCTGAAGGCTGACACTCGCGTCAACGAGCGTGACTACATGACCGGGATGTATAACACCTTCCGTGAGCTAGTCCCTAACGACCCGATTACCCAGAAGCTCCTGCTCGGGACTTTCGAGGAACAAGGGATTCACATCAAGGATTAACCCTCACTATAGGAACGGGACGCTACCACAGGTCCCTTTATTTCAACTTTAAGGAGACTACATGGCTAAAACACTGCAACAGTACCCCACAGGTCAGTCTCAGTATCGTATTGAGTTCGACTATCTGGCTAGACCTTTCGTCGTCGTTACGTTGATTAATTCGGCGGACCAGACGCAGAACAAGGTGTTGCGAGTAGGCGCTGACTATACGTTCCTGAACGCTACCACTCTGACCATGCTGGCTTCACAAACTGGCTTCGACATCGTTCAGATTAACCGTGTGACTTCAAGTACGCCTCTGGTCAACTTCCAAGACGGCTCGGTCCTGACTGCTGGTGACCTGACTACCTCTGAAGTACAGGCTATCCATATCGCTGAGGAAGCTCGTGACCAGACGGCTGAAATCGCACAGACGTACTCAGAGTCCGCTATTCAAGCAGCCAAGGATGCGCAGGAAGTTCTAGACAAGATTTTGGCTATGCAAGCTGCTGGCTACTCTCCTGTCGGGACATTCGAATCTGGGGCCAACGTAACACTTCCAAACCAGACTGTGCGCCTTGGAACAGGGTCATCCACTACCTTCTGGCGGTGGGATGGTCAGTTACCGAAGACTGTACCTGCTGCATCAACCCCGGATTCTACTGGAGGTATTGGTGTTGGTAAGTGGGTAGACGTTACCGATATGACCTTACGTGTTCAGCTTGCTGCCGCTGATGGGTACAAGCTCGTCGGGGTAGTTGATAACATTATAGCCTTAAGAGGTATTGCGCCACAGACCGAGGGTCAACTCATCAAACTGCGTCAGCATACCGCTGGTACAGGGACTGGTGGTGGTACATTCCGAGGCACTCTCAATGGCAGCGCTCTGGTGGATAACAATGGAACAGTAATTAAGAACTCAAACAACGGCGCGTGGGTCAGGGTGAACGCTCATGTGGTAAACCCGCTAATGTTCGGTGCCTTATGCAGGAGCGGTGTGTCAGACCACGTTGCCCTGCTGCAAGCTGCCAAAGCTACAGCCAATAAGCTTGACCTGTTGGGCCTACAGTACTGGTGCTCAGATACAGTATATTTTAATGACTCAGCCGTTGGTAACAAAATCAGGGTTACAAACGGTCGGCTGTACGTTAACACGGACATTGCAGCTAACCGACCGATGATTCGCATGAAGAACGGACAAAAGCTGGACCATCTCTGGCTGGATGGCGGGAACCAAGAGTACTCCAAGGGTATCACATGGGAGGGTGCAAGTGGGGAAGGCTTCGGTGGTGAGATTGCTTTCTGTGACTTCCGATACTTCGGCAATGAGGCTATAGGCATCTCTGGTGATTACACAGCAAGGAAGTTCGCGTCAAGGGGGTTTGTGCATCACTGTAACTTCACGGGAAATGGACTCAAAGGTATAGCAAATAGTCGATGCACCATTATTGCCAACGGAGTGTCCGACTTTACGTTCGACCACCTCAACGTCCTTGACTCCTTGTGGGGAATTTATGTTCGTATGGACACAAGCTTAGCGGATAAGGCTCGAGCCGGTAACAACAAGATTACCAATTCAAGCTTTAAGGGCATGGGCCGAAACTACACAGACTGGCAGGGACTTAGGGATGCTCAGGGGATTTCTGTTAACCGTCAGTGGAACTTGGTAATTGATAACTGTGTTATTAGGGATTATGCCGATAACGCCATCGACAATGGCTCAAGCCGTGGGTCGACTATAACCAACATTCATGCCATTAACTGCAAGGACGGAGTTTTCATTGGTGACATTGATTGCGATGATTACATCTTAGCCAATATCTATTCGGATAATTGTGACAGGCTCCTCCGAGTCATCATGGATGGAAACATTCAGGCTGACGGAACTGTGGCTAACGTTCTCATTGATAACTGTCACGCACGCCGTAGTATCTACCAAGGATTCTACATCGGGAACACTGGGGCCGCCACCCGTGTGACACACGTTAGAATCTCTAATAGTTCCTACACTGGTGAGGTTCAGACTGGCACAGGCTCTAGCCCAACTGGATTTGAAATCACAGGCATTAGCAGCGTGCAGATGATTGGATGCATGACTCGTGACACGGGAAGGCGTGCGGTTCTCGTAACCAAGTGTGACCACTTGTCGGTCAACGATTTAATCATCAACAACCCTAACACCCGAAAGGTGGCTAATGAGGCTGCTCTGGAATTCGTGGACTGCGTAAAAGGTACTGTCTCAAACGTCAAGCTTATTGGTCAGACATCTAACGGTCTAGCTATTAAGGGGGACACAGGCCGTCACATGCAATACCGGGACATCATGTACGAAGGGTTTACACCAGCTACACCAGTAGTCCTCGGTACACACCTACAGACAAACGTGGTGAATGTTGGGTAATATAACTTAGGGTCAAGGACGACCCGTTTAACAGGAGGTAGTATGATTGAGTTAGACTTCAAGAACGAAGTACTCAAAGCCTCGCCTATTGTCGGGACCGCTGCGGCTGATGGTGCCAGTCGGTTCTTCTTTGGGCTGACTCTCAACGAGTGGTTCTACGTGGCAGCTATCGCATACACAGTTGTGCAGATTGGAGTGCTGGTGTACAAGACGGTGAAGAGTGGAGGTAAGACGTGACCCAGATGGACTTAGAGAAGTTCCTCTTAATGCTGGACACAGAGCGTGCCCGCTTAATGTTGCAGGACCTTCGGGATGACACTAAGCGTAACCCACAGCTCTATAACGCCATCGAGAAACTCCTTGCCCGACACAACTTCGTACTGAAGAAAGTGTCTGTGGATGAGAAGGAGTTGGCGGACATGGAAGCACTGAACGCTGAGTACCAGAAGGCTTTATCTGCGGATGAAGACAATGATACCGGGTACGGAATCCAGTAGTGGTAAACTCAAGGTTATCTACATATAGTGGGTAGCCTTTATGATTAACACTAACGTAGGTGACTCTACGTGAATTCTGACAAACTAGGAGGGCAACTATGCTCGAACTTTTAAAGAGAGCCTTACCGTGGCTGGTGGCCGGACTCCTGTTCGCCTCTGGCTACTGGGTGGCTGACACTAAGTGGGAGGCTAAGGTAAATGAAGAGTACATCACGAACGTTAAGGCAGCAGAAAATCAACGCAATGCTATCCAAGCTGAAGTCAACAAAGCATCAAAAGACTTCCAAGACCAGATGTCCGCTCTGGAAGGCAGCTCTGATAGGATTATTGCTGACCTTCGTAGCGACAATAAGCGGTTGCAGCTCCGGGTCAAACCCACGAGTGGAACCGTCCAAAGTGATGGTCGATGCATCATTGATGGTTACGCCGAACTTGACGACCGAGATGCTAAGCGTCTTATCGCCATCGGACTAAAAGGGGACGCATGGATTAAGGCACTTCAGAAGACGATAGTGGCCTTGCAACAAGATAAGGAGGCGAAGCGTTGAGTAAAGACCTACAGTCCAGACAGGATGAAATGACAGCCAAGATGAAGTCAGACTTTGTGTTCTTCCTCTTCGTGCTGTGGCGTGCTCTGTCTCTCCCGGTCCCGACTCGCTGTCAGATTGACATGGCGAAGAAGCTTTCCGCTGGGGACAACCGACGATTCATCCTTCAGGCTTTCCGTGGTATCGGGAAGTCATTCATTACGTGTGCGTTCGTCGTGTGGAAGCTGTGGAACAACCCGGACTTGAAGTTCATGATTGTCTCGGCCTCCAAGGAACGAGCGGACGCCAACTCCATCTTCATCAAGCGTATCATCGACCTGATGCCTCAGCTACAGGACCTCAAGCCTCGACAGGGGCAGCGTGATGCGGTAATCAGTTTCGACGTTGGGCCAGCCAAGCCAGACCACTCACCTTCGGTTAAGTCCGTTGGTATCACTGGTCAGTTAACTGGTAGCCGTGCTGACATCCTTATCGCGGATGACGTTGAGGTTCCCGGCAACAGCGCAACTCAAGCTGCAAGGGACCGACTGTCCGAGCTGGTGAAAGAGTTCGACGCTATCCTGAAGCCGGGCGGTACGGTCATCTATCTGGGTACTCCTCAGACCGAAATGACACTGTATCGTCAGCTTGAGGGTCGTGGCTATACGACTACCATCTGGCCCGCTCGCTACCCGCGTGACGAGAAGGATTGGAAGACATATGGCGACCGTCTGGCCCCTATGCTTCAGGCTGAGCTTATGGAAGACCCGGAGTCCTACTACTGGCTTCCTACGGACCCTGTGCGCTTCGATGACACCGACCTGAAGGAACGTGAGCTATCCTATGGTAAGGCTGGCTTCGCTCTACAGTTCATGCTTAACCCGAACCTTGGGGATGCCGAGAAGTACCCTCTGAAGCTCCGTGACCTCATCGTAGCGGACTTGGACCCTGAGTCCAGCCCTATGGTCTACCAGTGGCTCCCGAACACGCAGAACAAGCGTGAAGACGTTCCTAACGTGGGACTCATGGGAGACTTCTACCACACGTATCAGACTGTAGGTTCTGCTTTCAGTACATACACTCAGCGCATTCTGGTCATTGACCCGAGTGGTCGTGGTAAGGATGAGACAGGTTATGCTGTCCTGTTCCAGCTCAACGGCTACATCTTCGTGATGGAGGCTGGTGGTATGCGTGGCGGCTATGAGGATACAACCCTTGAGACACTGGCTAAGATTGGTCGTAAGTGGAAGATTAACGAATATGTCATTGAGGGTAACTTCGGTGATGGTATGTACATCGAGCTATTCAAGCCTGTAGCGAACCGTATCCACAATGCGGCAGTTACTGAGGTGAAGAGTAAGGGACAGAAGGAGATGCGAATCTGTGACGTCCTAGAGCCTCTTATGGGTAACCACAGGCTTATCGTTAACTCTGCCACCATTACGTCTGACTACCAGACAGCAGCCGATAAGGACGGTGTACGTAACCCTATCTACTCCCTGTTCTACCAGATGACCCGTATCACTCGTGAGCGTGGAGCCTTGGCCCATGATGACCGACTGGATGCGCTGGCTATCGGTGTACAGTTCTTCGTTGAGTCTATGGCTAAGGATGCCATTAAGGGTCAGCGTGAAGTCACTGAAGAGTGGCTGGAGGAACAGATGGAGAACCCACGGAAAGGCTTTGAGTCCATCTCTACGGACTTCTGGGAGAACGGGGTGAGAGTCCAGTTCAATACAGATGACGATGGAGACTTAGGGTCATTCGTTAAGTTCCACTAGCAGTGAATGGTTAGTCAGAGATACTGAATAAATACCGTTAGATAGCGCGTATAGGTATCTCGACTAACCTACTGTTTTACTTGAAGAAACGATTTAACCCTCACTATAGGAAAGACCCCCGGTTACTTATAGTATAATCATAGTGAATAGACATATGCATTCTTTATGCAAGACCTTAGCTCTTACCTTAGGGTACATACCTGAGTTCTTACCTAAGGCTTGCACCGATGGAGAGGGTGATATTAATCATAATACCCTCATAACTTAAAGACAGACCATAGCGACAGGAGGTATGTAGCGTATGGATAAGACCAAAGCTGTACTTAAAGCTCTGGCGACCAATAGAGCTACGTACAGGTTTCTTGCTGCTGGTCTACTTGCTGCTGGCGTTACTGCTGGAGGTCAATGGGTCGGGTGGGTCGAGACTCTCGTATGTACTCTGGTCACTCAGTGTAGTTAACGCAATCATGGTAACAATCAATGAGAGGAGGTAATCAGGGTCGGTTATGGCGAAGGCTGAAGACCTAAGGTCAGTTCGTGGATAAAGACTCACTCTACTGACCTTAGCTACTGTAGTCAAGGACTTTAGGTAACACCTTAAGAGAAGCTCACTTAGGGTCATCCTACTCACTGGTCTACCCTAGTGTCGCCTGACCTACGGTCCTTGACCTACAGTGGCTGAGGCCTACAGTAGTGACCTTTAGTTTTTTATACCAAAAGTTTGAGACCCTATCTCACACTTCAAGAACCTCAAGTCTCCCCCATAGGCCTCTTCAAGTCTCGACCAAAGGCCCTACCCCTAGACCTTCGGTCTAAACCTCAAGTCTTTGACCCTAAGTCGACCCGAAGTCTTGACCATCGGTGTCCATATCTAGTGGTTGGGACGATTGGTCGGACTATATGTTGTGTCCCTGAGTCTCTATCTGTATCAGACCTATCGTCACTTCAGGTCAATCCTCAAGTCATCTACCAGTTAATCCGGTAAAGCCTAAGGTCACTACCTACAGTCCAACTACCTACAGTCCATCGACACCAAGGAGACCTACAGTTTATCAGAGTCCTAAGGTCTTAGACTCACAGGTTATCACATCCGGTCCGTTTAGCAGTCAGAGACCATAGCTGACTAGGGTTATTAGTTAGTGTCTTGCTAACTGGACTCTTATTATCCACAGTCCAGACTTAAAGTCAATCATCTGTAGTCGTTAGTATATAGTCATTGGACTACTGTATAAATTACCATGATAAATAGTTGTTGACAGTAGGTCTAACTTTTGGTTTAATAGCTTCCGTCAACACGACACGGCAAACACCGGATAGTGAAGACGCCGGGTCATCCCGGTTAAGTAGACAGCCTGATAAGTCATAAGAACAACAGGCAGATGACAGAAAGTAGTTGACAAGATGTAAGACTTAAAGTAGCATGATTCACCAAGCAGTACAGCGAGCCGGAACTGATAAACTACATCGGCTATGCGGAGTGACCAGCGCGAATATCTGGTCTACTGAGTAAGACGGTAGGTTACTACAGCAAGCGAGTTAAGAAAGTGATTGACAAGCTGGTTTGACTGTAGTAACTTATACGGCAAGCAAGCTTAGTGAGTCCCAACACTGAAACGGGATAGCACGGCGACGACAGCCAATGCGAATGCTCTTTAACAATCTGGATAAACTCTTAATGTGCGCCGATAGCGACTAACTACAGGGTCTTTGAGTCTACATATGAAGGCCCTGACTGATAGTCACTAACTTAAATAGGGTAACATTATGAAAATCATAGCGATGAACGAAGAGCTGGGCTTAATCTGGTATACGGCTAAAGACTATAAGAATAGCACTAAGCATGTGATAATCTACGGATTGTCTAAGACTGAGTGGGATAGCCGCGAGGAAGCACAGGACGAGTTCAATATATGCCTGAACCACGCGTTCAATTGCCAGTGATTAACTACAGGTCGTTAACTAATAGCGGCCTGAATGATAGTCACTAACACATACTTAACTTTGAGAGGATATAACTATGGGACGTAACGCTAACGCATACTATGAGCTTCTGGCTGCAACCGTTGAAGCATTTAACGAGCGCATTCAGTGCGACGAAATAGCTGAGGGAGATGACTACTCCGATGCGCTGCATGAAGTCGTGGACGGTCAGGTTCCGCATTATTACCACGAGATTTTCACGGTAATGGCTGCTGATGGTATTGACCATGAGTTCGAAGACTCTGGGCTGATGCCTGAGACCAAGGACGTAACGCGTATACTACAAGCTCGCATTTATGAGTCACTGTATAACGATGTGTCTGATAGCTCGGATGTAGTCTGGTTCGAGGCTGAGGAGGACTGCGAGTGATGGTAACTTATGGTCTCTGCCAGCACCACGTCACTAACGCCCGGATTATGGTCAAGACCGGGCAATTAAACCACGATGAGGCTATGCGTCACCTGAAAGCGGTCTATGAGGGCCGCAAGCGTATACACGACAGTTTGCACGCTGAGGATAAGAGCTAACATGTACCAGATAACGTATAGCAGTGAGCAAGCGTTCTACGATGGATGCTACGAGATGATGAAGCGCGGGGCGTGCTACGTAGCTAACCACCACAGCCTAACCATTACACTGACTGGGGGTTTCTAACATGGCTATCAATATGAGATACTGCCGGGTACGTAACGTCCGTGACGCTGTGCAGGAGCTGGTCAGCCAGCTAGCATACAGCACAGGACTATCAGCAGATGAGATGGCCGCTGTAGGGTCTCTGATGGACTCCTGCGATGAGCTTCGGTCCTTGCTTGAGGACTGCTACGAAGAGTGATAAACGAGAGGTCGCTGACTGAGTGGCCTCAAAGATTACTACTCACACCACTAACTGAGGGTTACACCATGTGGACAATCGCACTACTGACGGCGCTAGGCGTATTCTTCACAGAAAATGACTTCTGGTATTGCTTCGGGGTTGCCGTGGCTTGTCGCTTCTTAGCGGGCTTTATGGTGGCTGTGCTGCGGGACCTCTTCTCATGATGATAACGAGCTTACTTCTGGTCATCGGCTACGGACTGATAGTCCTGACCTTGTGGAAAGACATCCACAAAGCGCGTAAGGTCTACCGCTTCCAGTATGTGTCTCTGGGTCGATGGACTGTGAGACAACCAAACGGGCGCTTCATGCGCAACTTAGCTAACATCTTTGACATCGCCACCTTAGGGAGCAAACTGTAATGTACAAGAATAAACCTTCACGTCACACCATCCGCGAACAACAGGAGCGGGACCGGGTACTTCAGGCAAGACTTCGAGCCGAGGGCCATAAAGCTGAGCTGATGAGCGTGTTCGTAGGAGGGACGCCAGTCACCGACGATTGCAAACTTCTGGTCTCAGGCTGGCGGGCTATAGACCAACGGTTTACCATCCGTCACACAACCAGCGGGGACTTCATGCACCTGAGCAGCGGGTCTAACTCACTGAATTTCTAAGGGTTCTGATTAAACCCTCACTGTAGGACCCAAAGTCTAAGACTTGAGAGAAGACTATAGGTCTTAAAGACCATAGTTTAAAGACTATAACTAGAAGGACTTAAAGTATGAGCGTTATTCAGCTTGATAAGCACGACTTTTCCGACATCTCGAACGCTATCGAGCCGTATAACATCCTGTCTGAGCACTACGGTCAGGACCTTGCAGTCAAACAACTCCAGCTTGAGCACGAGGCGTACACTGAAGGCGAGAAACGCTTCATCAAGAACCTTGAGCGCCAGACTGAGCGCGGTGAACTGGCAGACAATCAGGTGGCACGTCCGCTGATGCAGACTCTGGTTCCGAAGCTGGCTGAAGCCTTCAAGAACTGGCATGAAGACAACCGGGCGGCTCGTGGTCGACCTCAGGTAGCTATCCTTAAGCTGTCCTGCGATACGAAAGAGCGCGAGTGTCTCATTAAGCCAGAGGCTGCTGCTGTCATCATCCTGAAGATAGCGCTGAGCAAGCTGGTTAAGCCTGAGGGTGTCCCGATTACTCCGATGGCCTCAGCCATAGGTCGCACACTTGAGGATGAGCTTCGGTTCGGACGTATCCGTGACCAAGAGCAGGAGCATTTCAAGAAGACTATCGCTGAGAACCTGCGCAAGCGTGCTGGTACTTCCTACAAGAAGGCCTACATGCAGGCGGTCGAGACATCCATGTTAGACCAGAAGCAACTGAAAGACGCGTGGGGTACTTGGAGTCCTGACGAGGCGGTCCACGTAGGTATCAAGATGCTTGAGCTGCTGATTCAGTCGACCCAACTGGTAGAGGTCACCCGACACAATGCGGGTAACGTAGCGTCTGACGTTGAGATGGTCCACTTGTCAGACTTCTGGGCAAAGAAGATGGCTCAACGTGGTTACTCACTGGCCGGCATCGCTCCTGTGTATCAACCTTGTGTTGTACCTCCACGCCCTTGGAACTCTGTGGTAGGCGGTGGGTACTGGGCCAAAGGTCGACGCCCTCTACCACTGATGCGCTTAGGGTCTAAGGCCGCTCTCGCCCGCTACGAAGAGGTCTACATGCCTGAAGTCTACGAGGCGGTGAACATCATCCAGCAGACTCCTTGGAAGGTGAACAAGAGGGTTCTGGACGTAGTGAACATGGTGGAGAAGTTGAACAACACGCCTATTGCTGACATCCCACAGATGGACCCGCTGAAGCCTGAGGATTACGCAGGTGAGACCGAGGCGGAACTTAAAGCGTGGAAGAAGGCTGCGGCAGGTATCTATCGTCGCGAGAAGGCCAGACAGTCGCGCCGATTGTCTATGAGCTTCATCGTGTCTCAGGCTAATAAGTTCTCACAGTTCAAAGCCATCTGGTTCCCGGCTAACTTGGACTGGCGCGGTCGCGTGTACTGCGTCCCAATGTTCAACCCTCAGGGTAACGACATGCAGAAGGGTCTCCTGACTCTGGCGGTCGGTAAGCCTATCGGGGCGGACGGTTTCAAATGGCTTAAAGTCCACACCGCCAACTGCGCGGGTGTCGATAAGGTCACCTTTGAGGAGCGTATCAAATGGGTAGAAGACAACCACGAGAACATTCTGGCGGCAGCCAAATCACCGATGGACAGCATCGAGTGGTGGGGGAGTATGGACAGCCCCTTCTGCTTCCTAGCGGCTTGCTTCGAGTATTCTGGTGTGATGAACCATGGCTTGACCTACAATTGCTCACTTCCGATTGCCTTCGACGGCTCGTGTTCGGGTATCCAGCACTTCAGTGCGATGCTGAGGGACCACGTGGGCGGACATGCGGTGAACTTAACTCCGTCTGGTCAGGTGCAGGACATCTACCGTATAGTCTCAGACCGTGTGTCAGACCAGTTGAAAGAGCTGTTACTGAGCGGTACGGACGACGAGCTGGTGACCGTAGAGGACAAGAAGACTGGGGAAATCAGCGAACGCCTGAAGCTTGGGACCAAGAGTCTTGCGCGTCAGTGGCTGCAATTCGGTATGTCTCGCTCGGTCACTAAGCGCTCAGTCATGACTCTGGCCTACGGGTCGAAAGAGTATGGGTTCGCAGACCAAGTGTACGAAGACACCGTGATGCCAGCGATTGACTCCGGCAAAGGCGCGATGTTTACCGACCCAAGCCAAGCGTCCCGCTTCATGGCTAAGATGATTTGGGATGCGGTGAGCGTGACCGTGGTGGCTGCGGTCGACGCGATGAAGTGGCTACAAGGAGCTGCTAAGCTGCTAGCTGCTGAAGTCAAAGACAAGAAGACTAAGGAGGTGCTTAAGCCGTGTCTCCCGGTTCACTGGGTCACACCTGATGGCTTCCCGGTCTGGCAGGAGTATCGCAAGAGGGACACCACCCGTCTTGACCTGATGTTCCTTGGGACTTTCCGTCTTCAACCTACGGTCAACCGTGGGAACAGCAAGGAGCTGGACAAGCACAAGCAGGAGTCAGGCATCAGTCCTAACTTCGTGCACTCACAGGACGGTAGCCACCTCCGCAAGACTGTGGTTCATACCCATCGTAAGTACGGAGTGATGAGCTTTGCGGTGATTCACGATAGCTTCGGCACAATCCCTGCTGACGCTGAGTTCCTATTCAAAGGTGTCCGTGAGACAATGGTGGAGACCTATCGTGACAACGATGTGCTTCAGGACTTCTACGAGCAGTTCAAAGACCAGTTGCATGAGACCCAACGTGATAAACTTCCGGCTCTGCCAGCACGCGGCAAGCTAAACATTGAAGACATCTTACTTTCTGATTTTGCATTCGCCTGAGGAGGCTCTAACATGAAATTCGCACACAAGCAAACTGGCGTTAATGGTGGCACTCAAATCGTGACCGTGACCGAGCATAATGGCAAGGGTCTGGTGAAGACCACGGTTATCCCAACCGAGATGTCAAAGCAGCTTAACGTCCCATTCAAGTGGCTGGTTAAACTGGTCGAGGAGCGTCACGAGGCAGAACTTAAAGAGGCGACAACCAAGTGACAGACCTCCAGTGGCTGGGAGTATGGCTCCTAGCTCTTGCAGTATTCACCTTAATCCAACAACGTAGAGGGTAACCACATGTTCTTCAACAATAAAGCAGCACGTCGCTTAGTGGAACTGGCTAGTAAAGTAGATACTCAGGAAGAGCTTCTGATGCGAGCGAACGCGGAGGTAGAACGCCTCCGTCGTAAACTCAAACAGTCCGATGCCATGAGGCTACAGGCCTGTGAGCCGGTGACTGTGAAGCGTATGGTAGGACTGAAGTTCAGGGCGCTGTTCAATGGTCTCTATCAGCCTACTGAGTTCAAGACCGGGTCGGGGCCATGCGGCAAGACAGTAACTCACTTCACCACGAGTCGGACCGAGCGTACCCTGACCATCCACCAGCACCACACGGATGGCTCTCAGAAGGACTTTGAGTATCGACTGAGCGACATCGACGGTCGAATCCAGTACGACTATGAGCAAGTTAAAGTCTACGGAGAAGAGGCCGAACGCGAGCGAGCGCTTCAGGCATTCATGCGGGTAAGCCCTCGCGTCTGCACTAAACCCTCACTATAGGATTAGACTCAAGGTCATGACCCAAAGTCGTGGCCTTTATGATTAACCCTAACTCAATACAATCAGGAGTAACACGCATGTACCAGAACACTATTAACTTCGAGCGCAACCGTGAACGCCAGCAGACTGAAGGTTACATTCCGAAGGGCCGCAAGCTGAACAAGACCAAGCGTGGCGGTGGTGTTAAGGGCGCTTTCCGTAACGCGGAAGGTAAAGACTCAATGATTAACCAAGAGAAGTATTTCGTAGGAGCGTAAGCTATGACACATTACGAACTCAGTAAGTACGCCCAAGAGCTGGGACTGATGGTCGAGACTGGCGTTTACCGGAACGAGAAGTACAACAGGTCTGAGACCTATATCTCCTTTCGTGAGCACCCACGAGGCTTTGTAGGGTATGGTAGATACGGTATTAATCGGGGCGATAAGATAGCCCATCTGGTTATCCACGACCGCATGGACTCCAGCGAATACGCTGATGCTTGCGCCACTGCTCATAATTCCCTTCGTCAATATTCCACTTGGAGAAAATACTAATATGATGACCATTAAAACCAACCCTCACCGTGCTGTTGATTACTCTGAGTCTGGCATCCAGAAAGCACTGGCCGCTGCTGGCTCGATGGAAGCTGAAGTGAAGTACGACGGTGTCCGCCTGAACCTCCCTGTATTTGGTGATGGTCAGACCCGATGGCTGAGCCGTGAGTCCAAAGAGCTTCCAGCCCTGAGCTGGCTGTCTGTACCAGAAGGCATCCATCAGTCACCCGGTCAACAGGAAGTCGCTAGCGATTGGCGCTGGTTCCTCCGTCAGGCTGGCTTCGAAGAGAATGGCCTGATGATTGACGGTGAGGTGATGGTCAAAGGTGTGGACTTCAACACGTCCTCCGGTCTCATCCGCACGAAACACCTGAAGAATACCAACTTCCAGTTTGACGAGCGCCGACTGAAGGACTTCGACAAGAAGCTTAACAAAGAGAAGTGGGACTTCCGGTTATCCAAAGAGCACATTCAGGTTGTGGTCTACGGGGTAATTGACCTCCAGACCATCGTAGACCCGAAAGCCGAAGGTTCCATCCATAGCGTCACCCGCCTCCGGGCTGAAGCCATCGTCCCACTCCTCCAGAAATGCTTCCCAGACATCGACTGGGTTCTGTCTGAGTCACACACGGTCTTTGACCTTGAGTCGCTCAACTCCCTGTACGAACAGAAGCGTCTGGAAGGACACGAAGGGCTGGTGGTCAAGGACCCGCTGGGCCGCTGGAAGCGTGGCAAGAAGTCGGGCATGTGGAAGATGAAGCCGGACGAATCAATCGACGGTACTGTCTGTGGTCTGGTATGGGGAACTCCCGGCAAGGCCAACGAAGGCAGGGTCATCGGCTTTGAGGTGCTGCTTGAGAACGACATGGTGGTCAACGCCTGTGGTCTGACTGAAGAGCAGAAGGACGAGTTCACAGCTAAGGTTAAAGAAGACTCGCTGGCTGCAACAGGATTCTTCAGCCCCTACGGTATCGGCGGTAATGACCCGGAGTTTAATAACCCATACGAAGGCTGGCAGGTCGAAGTCTCCTACATGGAGAAGACTCCTGATGGCTCCTTGCGTCACCCTAGCTTTAAGTGCTGGCGTGGGACTGAAGATAACCCAACAGTGAAAGCCTAACACTCACCAACCAATCACAACCCAGTGGTCTTCGGACTGCTGGGTCTTTTCGTTTCTGGAGGTAGACCAAATGTTAAAGATGACCTTAGTGATACTTGCGGCTATAGCCATATCATCCCTCTCTGTTTACCTGTTCGTCAGCCTTATAGCTTGGTTCGCCCGGTGCTTATCTGAAGTACTGGATGATTAAACCCTCACTGTAGGACCAACATAAACCATCGACCTAAGGAGGCCGACCATGTTCAAGAACTTAATGTTCAATCGCTATTCCAAAACCTTCCACCTGTCCAACAATCCGTTCGCTTGCATTAAGCGTAACGAGAAGCTGGGCTACTTCGGGAAGGCCGTTAAGCTGTCACCTACAGTCTACGCTCTGATTACCCCGGGCAAGGCTGAAGAAGCTCGCCAGAAGGTAGAGACCAGCGTACCTGTGGTCTACACTAAGTGGCCTCGTCTGCGTCTGTTCGTTGCCTTCGTGAAGGAGACTGTGAATGAATAATATCCACGGTCAGCTTGACAAGATTATCGCAATGAATGTAGGCAACCCTGATTCAATGAAGGGGTGCTCCATCAAGTGTGCTACTATCGACTGCGATAGCTGTCCAATGAACCATGATTCGTCTACAACTCTGGGCGACATCCGTAAGCATGTTAATCCTACTCCGGCGACACTGCCTGTGGGTACTCGTGTACGATATGATGCAAAATCTCTAAGCATCGTACCCGGTGTTCAAGCATTGCATGGAGCGCATGGTACAATCACTAAAGCCTTCCCACAAAACCCTGCGGAATACGAAGTCCTGTGGGACGGACACGAAAAGGCATGTCGCCATCTAAGCGACTTCCTAGTGGTCTCCAATCAGGCGGACATGCAGTCCGAGCCTGAGGTCGAACCTAAAGCCCCTGCACCAGCAGACGACTCTGTGCGTAAACCTTCACACTACCAAGTGTTCGACGGCTTGGAGTCCATTGAGGTCATCGCCCGGTCCATGACTGTGAGTGAGTTCCGTGGGTTCTGTATGGGCAACGTCCTGAAGTATCGACTCCGTGCTGGTAAGAAGTCCGAGCTGGCTACTATGGAGAAGGACCTCAACAAGGCGGCTTTCTATAGTGAGCTGTTCGAGCAGCACAAAGGTAAGTGCTATGACTCCGAGTAGTTGGTGCTTCCGACAATGGGTATCAACTGGCAACACGGACTATCTGTCCATGTACCACATGTGGAAGGAGAAAGGACTATGACCATCTATAAAGGCATCTTCGGGAACCTGTATGCAGTGAACCAGCATGGAGTCGTCTGCGTTAAGCCAGATGGCGGCGAGTGGAGACCATCCAATTACAGTGTCGAGGGCTTCCAAGACGCTATTGATAAAGGTTACGTGACGGAGGTGGTCGATGACCAAGGAGTCAACTGAGAAGAAATACATCGTGGAGCTTGAGGGTCGCGTTCAGTCCTTCGAGGTCCCGGTGTACGCAAAGTCTCTTGAAGAGGCTACCCTGAAGTCCCAAGAGTATGAGGACGCTGGCTTTGTGGTCCAGCGGATTCGACCTGAGCCTAAACAATAAACCCTCACTGTAGGACAACAACCAAAGGAGATTTATCAATGTCTAAAGATGCAATCAAAGTTTTCACCACACCTATCGAAGGTATCGTTGAGCCGTATGCTTGGCTGAACAAGGCCGACACTAAGTTCAACGAACGTGGCGAACACAAGGTCAACCTGACGTTCCCGCTGTCTGACGAACGTGTCCGCAAGATGATTACTGTCTTGCAGAAGATTCACGACGATGCGTATGCAAAAGCACTCGCAGACCACGAGAAGAACCCACCACAGGTTCAGCGTGGCAAGAAGCCTATCGAACCCCGTGAAGGCGATATGCCGTGGATTGAAAATGGTGACGGTACTGTTACCCTGAAGTTCAAGTGCTTTGCGTCTTACCTTAAAGACGGTAAGTCCGAACCTATTACTCTTCGGTTCTACGCTGCGAAAGACGGTAAGCTCATTCGTGACGTCCCGAACATTGGGTCCGGCTCTAAGATTAAGGTCAAGTTCAAAGTCCTGCCGTTCAAGTGGAACGCGGCGACCGGGGCAAGCGTTAAGCTGCAACTGGATTCCGTTCTTCTGGTCGAGCTGAAAGAATGGAAAGGCGATGGCGGTACTGGTGGTTGGGGTGATGATGAAGCCATCGGCGAAGGCTACGAGCAGTCCGAAGATGGTAACTTCGATGGTCAGGACTTTGAGGGTGAAGACTCTGAAGGTCAGGATGGCTCCGATTCAGGCGACTACGATTTCTAAGACGTGGCTGCTTGGACACCAAAACGGGGGCACTCTGTGGGTGCCTACCGCTCTGGACTTGAGGCCAAGAACCAGCAGTGGCTGGAGAAGAACGGCGTTAAAGCGGAGTACGAAAGCCATTATATCAACTATGTGATTCCGGCTTCCGACCACAAGTACACACCAGATTTCATCCTACCGAATGGCATCATCGTCGAGACCAAAGGTATCTTCGATAGTGACGACCGTAAGAAACACCTTCTGGTGCGTGAGCAACACCCTGAGTTAGACATCAGGTTCGTGTTCTCAAGTTCCCGCTCCAAGCTGTACAAAGGGTCTCCAACGACCTATGGCGCATGGTGCGAAAAGAACGGCTTTAAGTATGCCGATAAATTCATTCCTGTGGAGTGGCTCCGGGAGGTGACTGTACGTCTGCCTTCAGGTATCCTCATCCCTAAGAAAGGAGTTAAGAAATGACTAAAGAAGTGCAGGTAGTCCGCGAGCGCCTGACCATTGATAAAATCCCGGTGGGCTACGCGTTCATCGTTCATGGTCGACCGGACGAAGTGTACGTGAAGATTAGCAACTCGCATGTCTTCAACCATAAGCGACTCCAGATGCACACGACTGTGAGTGAACGCTTCAAGTCTCACCTGAATCTGGTCGTTGTGGAACTGGTGGTCTTCAATGGTAAGTAAGGTACAGTTCCGACCACGTAGTCGCACCGATGCCATCTTCGTGCACTGCTCCGCAACCAAGCCGTCACAGGACATTGGGGTGGAGACCATTCGCATGTGGCATAAGCAGCAGGGCTGGCTGGACGTTGGCTACCACTACATCATTAAGCGTGATGGAACGTGTGAGCAGGGTCGACCAGAGAATGTCGTAGGGTCTCATGTAAAGGATTGGAACGACAGGTCTGTCGGTGTCTGCCTCGTAGGTGGTATCGACGACAAGGGCAAATTTGCTGCCAACTTCACTCCAGCCCAGATGTCTACCTTGCGTGGACTGTTGGGAGAGCTGAAGGTAGCGTATCCAAACGCAGACATTAAGGCTCACCACGATGTCGCACCAAAGGCGTGTCCAAGTTTCGACTTGCAGCGCTGGCTTAACACTAACGAAATGGTCACTTCAGACCGGGGCTAGTATGACGGGTATAGGCCTCACATTAATTTTCATCGGGTCTGGAATCATCACCTTCATAGGCTGGTGGTTCTTCCCGGAACACTTTGAACTCTAAGGAGATACATTATGATTAAGTTTATCGAATTTCTGGGCCGTCTGGTTGTGCGTGGCTATACTCGTGCTGCGAGTCTGGAACGAAAGGTCTCCATCGTGGAAGCGAAAACTGCTTCTGAACTGGCGAAGAAAGCTGACAAAGCGCGTATCGCATCTATGGAAGCTAGCATGAAGGCTCGCCAGCTGGATAAGAAGGCCGAACAACTGAAGGGTTTCTTCAGCTAACTTAAACACTCACTTAAGGGATGACCATACGGTTGTCCCTTTGTTCGCACTATTGCTTAAGGAGTGACCAGTGGCATACGAAGATGACCAAGAGGATAGCGTGTTCCTGTATCACACCGAGTGTCCAGACTGCGGGTCTTCAGATGCCTGTGGTGTTTACTCAGATGGACACTTGTTCTGCTTTGCGTGTGACCCATCGGTCGCATGGAAGAAAGGCGACATGGAATTGACTGAAGGCTATACACCTTCTGGAGGTAAGAGACAGGTGAGCAATCTGTTAACGTTCGGTGAGAACTCCGGGCGATATGTCCCACTGCCAGCCCGTAACATCAGCATGGAGATATGCAAGAAGTTCGGATACTGGGTGGGCAACATGGGCGGTAAAATGGTTCAGGTGGCGGACTACTACGACCGTACCGGGACCAAAGTAGGACAGAAAGTCAGGGACGCAGATAAGAACTTTACGGCTGTCGGTAGCGTTAAGAACGACCTGCTGTTCGGCTCACAGCTGTGGTCTGGCGGCAAGAAGATTGTCATCACTGAGGGTGAGATTGACGCACTGTCTGTGGCCCAGATGCAGGAGGGGAAGTATCCTGTGGTCTCCCTTCCTTTGGGCGCGAAGTCTGCCAAGAAGTCCCTTGCAGCGAACATTGAGTACCTCGAGCAGTTCGAAGAGATTATCCTGATGTTCGACATGGACGAGCCGGGTCGTGATGCCATCGAGCAAGCTGCCCCAGTTCTACCTGCTGGTCGTGTTAAGGTCGCGTTCCTCAACGGGTACAAAGACGCCAACGCTGCACTTCAGGCCAAGGACTACAAGGCGATTCAGGACGCTATCTGGAACGCTGTACCGTTCGTCCCTGCTGGTGTGGTGAGCGCTAAGTCCCTCAAGGAGCGGACCCGCGAGTCCATGCTGAAGTCTGAGACTGAAGGCCTCCTCTTCTCGTCCTGCACTACACTTAACGGGATGACCCTTGGTGCGCGTGCGGGTGAGCTTATCATGGTGACATCAGGGTCGGGTATGGGTAAGTCTACGTTCGTCCGTCAGCTCCTCCTTGAGTGGGGACGTGGTGGTAAGCGTGTAGGCATGGCGATGCTGGAAGAGGCAGTGGAGGAGACAGTTCAGGACCTTATAGGTCTGGACAATAACGTCCGCCTCCGTCAGTCCAAGGAGCTTAAAGAAGCCATCCTGAAAGATGGTCGCTACGATGAGTGGTACGATAAGCTCTTTGAAGACGATATGTTCCACCTGTACGATTCCTTTGCGGAGTCGGAAGAGGACACACTGTTCGCTAAGCTGGCCTATATGGTCGACGGGCTGGACTGTGACGTCATATTGCTGGACCACATCTCAATCGTGGTGTCTGGCATGGAAGATAACTCAGATGAGCGTAAGACCATCGACCGCATTATGACTCGCCTCAAGAAGTTCGCGAAGACTAAAGGTGTTGTCGTTGTGGTCATCTGCCATCTCAAGAACCCGGAGAAAGGTAAGTCACATGAAGAAGGTAGACCTGTCAGTATTACTGACCTGCGTGGGTCTGGCGCTCTGCGTCAGCTCTCCGATACTATTATTGCCCTTGAGCGTAACCAGCAAGGTGATACTCCTAACGTTGTTCAGCTTCGCTTGCTTAAGTGTCGCTTTACCGGGGACACGGGGCTGGCCGGCTTCCTTGAGTACAACAAAACAACAGGGTGGCTCGAACCGCTTAGCTCGTTTGGCGGAGGCGGAGAAGCGGATAGCCAGTGGGACGAAAACGAAGACTTCTAATACCCGGTTCCCGTGCAAGGACCATACTTGTCCCTACTGCTATTACGAGGAGTAACATGCTAAAGAAACTTAAGGCCCGATACCATCGGTTCATGTACAAGTGGTGGAGCGAGGAGGCTGAGTGCCTGTCTCGTATCCTTGGTGAGCAACGCTTTGAGTCAGAGGCTTGGAAGCGTGCTAACCGAAAGTTCATGTACCATTTCCTGAGGACTGACTTTTAAACCCTCACTTTAGGATAGACTCAAGGTCGTTCATCCCGAGCGGCCTTTATGATTAGACTAAAGGAGACACTATGATTGACTTACAGAATATCTGGGGGAGTGACATTGAGACTGACGGTCTCCTTGACACTGTGTCCCAGTTTCACTGTGGGGTCCTGATTAATGCCGAAACCGAAGAGACCCTGAAGTATGGCGTGGCCCCAATGGTGGGCATAGTCGGTGGCTTCAAGGAGTACGTGGAGAAGGTTGAACAAATCGCCGCGACTCCAGAGGGACTTCTTGTCTTCCACAACGGTATTAACTATGACGTACCTGCGCTTGACATCCTGAAGCGTAAGTATTTCGGTAAGCGCTTAAACTTCCCTAAGCAGAAGATGGTCGACACCTTGGTGATGGGCCGCCTGATGTACCCGAACATTAAGATGACAGATATCGGTGCAGTGAAAGCCGGACGTCTGCCACCTCGAATGATGGGCCGTCAGTCTCTGGAAGCTTGGGGCTATCGTTTGGGTCAGATGAAGGGTGAGTACAAAACTGATTATGTTGCCAAATGCAAGGCAGAAGGTATCCCTTACTCTCCGGGTGACGAATGGTTGAACCCGAGTCAGGAGATGCTGGACTATAACGTCCAAGACGTTGTGGTCACACTGGCCTTGTTCAAGAAGTTCCTCACAGACAGTTTCTACTTCGGGTCTACCGAGGCAGGTCTGAACTCCGTGTATGCGTTACGTCTTGAGCATGACGCTGCATGGACCTGTGCGAAGATGGAACGTAATGGCTTCCCGATGAGTACGGAGATAGTCGAAGGCTTATATCAGGAACTGTCCGTCAAACGTGCAGAGCTGTTGGATAAGCTCCGGTCGACTTTTGGTAGCTGGTATCAAGCCAAAGGTGGTAAGGACTTCTTCAAGCATCCTCGCACTGGCGTGGACCTCCCTAAGTATCCTCGTGTTGTGTACCCTAAAGTTGGGGCCATCTTCAAGAAGCCTAAGAACAAAGCTCAACGCTTAGGTCTGGAGCCTTGCGAAGTAGACACGCGCGATACAATGGTGGGAGCACCCTTCACACCCATCTCATACATCGAGTTCAACCCGGGGTCAGGTGACCACTTAGCTAAGGTTCTGATGGACCGTGGGTGGGAACCTACGGAGTTCACCGATACCGGGAAACCGAAGTGTGATGACGAAGTTCTGTCTGACGTTCGGATTGCTGACCCTGAGGCACAAGCTTGCGTAGAGCTGGTACGTGATTACCTCGTGGTCCAGAAGCGTATCGGTCAGGCCGCTGAAGGTAAGAACGCATGGTTGCGTCTGGTCCAGCCTGACGGTCGCATACACGGGTCAATCAACCCATGCGGTGCAGTAACCGGACGTGCGACTCACAGCTCCCCTAACATGGCACAGGTTCCTGCTAACGGTGCGCCTTGGGGTGAGATTTGTCGTAGCGCTTTCGGTGCCCAATGGAACCAGAACCACGGCAAGCCAGACCCTTGGATTCAGGTTGGGGTCGATGCCTCAGGTCTGGAGCTTCGGTGTCTGGGTAACCGGGCGGCCCCATTCGACGGTGGAGCCTATGCGACCACTGTAGTTGAAGGCGACATCCACTGGGCGAACGCGGTCAACGCAGGGTTAGCACCTAACGTCAAACGCGATAAGTCTAACCACGAGCATGAAGCTTTCCGTAACAACGCCAAGACGTTCATCTATGCGTTCCTGTATGGTGCGGGCGCTGCGAAGATTGGACTCATTGTTGGCGGTGGTAAGAAAGAAGGTTCGGCCCTGATGAAGAAATTCATTGAGGGGACACCAGCTATCAAGGACCTGAGGGAGGCTGTCCAGAGCACTCTCATCTCTGACTCCAAGTGGGTTGACGGTGAGAACATCGTTAAGTGGAAGCGACGCTGGCTGAGAGGGCTTGATGGTCGTCGAATCCACATCCGGTCCCCACACTCTGCACTTAACGCCTTACTTCAGGGTGACGGTGCGGTTGTCTGTAAGCACTGGATTGTCGAGACTGAACGTATGCTTGAAGCTGAAGGCTTTGTTCACGGTTGGGACGGAGACTTTGCGTACATGGCTTGGGTTCACGACGAGCTTCAGATAGCTTGTCGGACCAAAGAGATTGCTGACCGTGTGGTCGAGGTTGCTCAACTTGCTATGCGCAAGGTGGGCGAGTTCTATAACTTTAAATGTGTCCTTGATACCGAAGGTAAGATTGGACCAACGTGGAAGGAGTGTCACTAATGGCTATTACTAAACGTATTCGTGTGAGTTTTGACCTGAAGATGGTTGTCAGCTCAAAGGAAGAGGAGACCATGTGTCGTAACCTTGCTGAGATGACTAAAGCCTACGTTGAGGGTGAGAAGCTGGACGGGCTTCAGGCGGCTCTGGTAAAGACAGCAATCGAGTCAGGCCCTGAGTCTGCTCTTGAAATTGCCGTCAAGAAGACCATCAAAGAGGAGCTGGTAGACGCCTTTGATGAGGACCAGTTCGGTGTGTCAAACCTGCGATTCGAGGTAAAACGATGAGTGAATACTTACGGGTCCTTGCGGCCCTTAAGTCCTGCCCGAAGACCTTTCAGTCAAACTATGTGCGCAACAACGCTGCACTGGTGGCTGAGGCTGCGAGTCGTGGACATCTGAGCTGCCTGTCTATGGACGGGCGTAATAACGGTGCGTGGGAGATTACAGCTTCCGGCGTCGAGTTCCTTAACGTTAACGGAGGGTGCTTATGAGTCAACAACCTTTAGACTTTCTAGGCCAGCCTATCGAAGTTGGCGACAAGTTCATTTACGCTGAGGCTGGTGGTCGTGGTGGTACAATGGCGCTTCACTCAAGTGTCGTTACCCGCATGACCGAGAAGCAGGTGCCTGTGGCGAAGACACGATGGGGCCAGACTTGGCGTCCCTTCAACTGCATAGTCATTGTCGAGAAGGCCGCGCCGAAAGAGAAACTTCTGGCTGCTACAGTCCCGGCTATGAGCATGACTAAGGCGGTGAGCGATGAGTGAGAAGAAAATAGCGCTGGTACTAGACGGTGACTATCTGGTCTTCTCCTCAATGGCTGCTGCCGAAGATGAGACCGATTGGGGTGACGACCTGTGGACTCTGCTGTGTGACCACAACAAGGCTCGTCGCATCCTTGAGAACACCATCGCGGAAATCATTAAGAAGCGTAAGGCATGGGCAGACGCCAAGATTGTCATGTGCTTCACCGACGATGTGAACTGGCGTAAGGATGTCCTCCCGACCTATAAGGCCAACCGTAAGGGGACCCGTAAACCTGTAGGCTACAAGAAGTTCGTAGCTGAGGTTATGGCAGACCCACGGTATAACAGCTTCCTGCGTCCTACGCTTGAAGGCGATGACTGTATGGGTATCATCGGGACACGACCTCAGATTGTCGGTTGTGACCACGCGGTGCTGGTGTCCTGTGATAAGGACTTCAAGACCATCCCGAACTGTGAGTTCTTCTGGTTGACCACTGGTGAAATCCTGAGCCATACGACTGCTGAGGCAGACTACTGGCACATGGAGCAAACCATTAAGGGTGATACCACGGACGGCTACGGTGGGATTCCGGGCATGGGCGAGGACACAACTCGTCAGTTCTTGGATGAGCCTTACTACTTCGTGCAGGAAGAACGTGAGCTTAAGACGGGTAAGAACAAGGGTCAGATTAAGGTCGAGTGGAAGAAGTATCCGAAACGCGAAGACCAGACCCTGTGGGACTGCATGGTGACACTGGCTGCTAAAGCTGGTATGTCAGAGGCTGACCTTCTGGTCCAAGCTCAGGTCGCACGTATTTGTCGCGCATCTGACTACGACCCTAAGTCCAAGGAGGTCATTCTGTGGACACCCTCCATGTAATGTACTGGGCCGGACTTCTGGCCCTTTACCTTCTGTATCAAATCTTCGGGTCTAACAACAGGCCGAAGCACTAAGGCTAACTGATAGTCATATCCTATCGTAGGTCCAAGATTCCATCGGTGAATATTTAACCCTCACTATAGGGATTTTGGACCTAAGGTATATATGACTATAGGATATCTTTAGTTTATTACTTTAAGAGGAGACTTTAAGATGGGCATTAAAGCTATCGACGACATCGTAAATCAACAACTGGATGAGCGACTTAAGGTCCCTGCGTTCTCAGAGTCCGCCATTCAATTCCTTCACGTCCTGTTCAATGAGCGCTATGTCTCTCGTTGTGGGACTATCCGTGACCTCAAGGCTGCTGGATACAGTGATTCCTATATCGCTGGGTTCATCGCTGGTCTGGGATATGCTTCAGAGTCCGTAGACAATGCGGTCGCTAAGCGTCAAAACCTGAAGGACAACGTTCAGTTTGATTAAGGAGGGACCATGTGTTTCAGTCCTAAAATTAGTACGCCAAAGCCATCGACTGCTGCACCTGAGCCAGCTCCTCTGAGTGAGGAAGTTGCCAGTGTGGACATCGGGGCCGAAGCTGAGGTGGGCACCAATGAGACCAAAGGTCGTAAAGACCTTAAGGTGACCAAGGATACAACTCCCAAGGATAAATCGTCTGTGAGCCGCGCAATGCGTGCCTCCGGCGTTAACATGGGGTAACCTTATGCTACCTTATCTGAACTCACGCGAGGGTCGCCATATGTGCGCCTGTCGCCTCTGGGGCGATGGTCAGCCTCACTTCAAAACGTTCGAAGACTTCAAGTCTCATACTTACCGCATGGCGGATGAGTTAGATGGCGAAGAGTACACAATCTACGATGTCTCTGGTAAGCCTGTAGCGTATCTCTATATGCTGGCTACCGCATCTTGGCACAGACCGACTCCCGGTCTAGACCTGACAATTCTTGCTATACGTAGTGACGCGCAGTCCACCCGAAAGGTTCATGAGACAGTCCGTCACATTATAAACGAAGAATGCAAGCGTTGGGGTCTTAACTGGTATTCCCGTGTCAAGCATGTTTCTGGGTCGGTAGACATCGTAACAACCAAGGAGATTAACCGTGGGTAAATCCATTAGTAAAGCGTTTAAGAAAGTTGTCGGTGGTGCCTTGAGCACTGTAGGTCTTGCACCTAGCGCACCTCAACCTGCACAACAGGTAGTGGACCCGGCAGCAGCACCAGTGGATGTACCAACCGAACAGGCTCAGGAGGATACCACTATGACCACAGAGGCGGACTCCAAGAAAGCTAAGCGTGTTGGCAAGAAGTCACTTCAGGTCTCTCGTACCTCAGGTGGCGGTATTTCACTGTAAGGAGGTGACCTATGGCAGAACGTGAAGGTTTTGCAGCAGAGGGAGCCAAGGCAGTCTATGACCGATTAAAGAACGGTCGTCAGCCCTATGAGACACGAGCGCAGAACTGTGCGGCGGTGACCATTCCCTCTCTGTTCCCGAAAGAGTCAGACAACTCCTCAACAGAGTACACGACTCCGTGGCAAGCTGTGGGTGCTCGCTGTCTGAACAACTTGGCGGCTAAGCTCATGCTGGCTCTATTCCCACAATCACCGTGGATGCGACTAACGGTTTCTGAGTACGAGGCTAAGACCTTGAGTCAGGACACTGAGGCCGCTGCGCGAGTGGACGAGGGGCTTGCTATGGTCGAGCGCGTTCTGATGGCCTACATGGAGACTAACAGTTTCCGTGTCCCGCTGTTCGAAGCCCTGAAGCAGCTCATTGTGTCAGGCAACTGCCTGTTATACATCCCGCCTCCAGAGCAAGGGTCGTACAGTCCTATGCGAATGTATCGGCTCATCTCATACGTAGTCCAGCGTGATGCCTTCGGTAACGTGCTCCAGATTGTCACCCTTGATAAGGTGGCCTTCAGTGCACTACCAGAAGACGTTAAGTCTCAGCTCACTGCTGATGACTATGAGCCGGACACCGAGCTGGATGTCTATACGCACATCTACCGTCAGGACGATGAGTACCTGCGATACGAGGAAGTGGAAGGCGTAGAGGTCAACGGGACCGATGGGTCTTATCCTCTGGACGCTTGCCCGTACATCCCTGTGCGTATGGTCCGACTCGACGGTGAAGACTATGGTCGCTCCTATGCTGAAGAGTATCTTGG